GCAGTTGCGCGATACGACCATCCCCTCGTTCTTCACTTGGTTCAAGGATGGCGAAGCCGGCCAGTGGAAGGCCACCGATCGCAAGTTCGTTATGCGCTACAACGACGTGCATATCGAGTGGCTGTTTCGCGGGTTAGACACAGCCGATGACGTAAAGAATGTGCTCTCGCTGGAGACTACGTTCGCCATCCTCGACGAGTTTGTAGAGATCCCACGCGTGCTGGTCGACGCGTTGGAAGCCCGGTGCGGACGCTACCCATCGAGCAAGGACGGCGGGGCGACCAACTGGGGCATCTGGGGCGCGTCGAACCCGGGCAACGAGGACAACTGGTGGTTCAAGTTCCTCGAAGAAGATCACAAGCCGAACGTGCCGGATGGCCCTACCGCGTACTGGAAGCAGCCGAGCGGGCTGTGCGCTGATCCGGAGAACTGGCAGAACCTGCCGGGTGGCCGCGAGTACTACACGTCGCTGGCCAAGAACAAGTCCGAGGCGTGGATCAAGCAGTACATCGAGTGCGAGTGGGGCTTCTCGCAGGCAGGGCTACCGGTCATCACCACGTTCTCGCCCGACTTGCACGTAGCGAAGATGGCGCTCACTCCTAACAAACTCCTACCTCTTATCGGTGGCTTCGACCCCGGCATGCGCAGTGCCATGATCTTCGGACAACTCGATCTGCAAGGGAGGTTGTATGTTTACGATGAGCTTGTCCAGCGAGATTTTGGCGCTGAGCGCTTTATTACTGATCGCCTACGTCCTCTGCTGCGCAATCGTTTTCCAGATTTCGAATTCATTGTGTCGCCAGATCCAGCATCTAACCAGCGAACTCCAACAAACGAGTCAACTGTTGTCAAAACTTTCAAGTCAAAAGGGTTCGTTGTTAGACTCCCTGACGATAACAACCGACTCCCCCCAAGAATCGAAGCGATCGAGCACTACACTACTCGGCTCGTCGAAGGGAAGCCTGCTCTCCTGATCGACCCGCGGTGCAAGAACCTCATCCGCGCACTGCGCGGCGGCTGGCGCTACGGACAGGCCAACACGGGCACCGAGACGCCGGAGCCGGTGAAGAACGATCACTCGCACCCCGCGGATGCCTTCAGTTACCTGTGCAAGTACACAGCGAAGAATGCAGGCCGAGAGGCAAAGCGGAAGGAAGTGCGTCGGCAAGGAGTGCTTGCCAACCCCTATGCATTGAGGTAGGGTGCCCGGAACTGGTGCCCTGAATGCCCCTTCTCAACCCCCTATTGAGTTTCGACAGTTTGTCGCGGGGGATGCCGCGTGTTCCTACCGCGGCCAAGACGTACATCGACTCCGTGCTGCTCGGTAAGAAGGGGACGATCACCGAGAAGGACTTCACGCCGGACGAGCTGCGAGTAATGCGCAGTCTGGTGATGCATGCGCCGCTATCGCGGGATAGTTACGGACCTGTCGGCCCCTTAAAAAATTGGAGTCCGAGTACAAATCCGCAGCAGGATTACGTCAACACGCCAATACCCGGAACCCCCGGAGCAGTGCATTACGACACTTACGGAAAAGCATTTGGGCACTCGTCCCAGCTGGTACCCCATCTCGGACTTAACGCAATGCGCACCCCTGAAGGTAACGTCATGACGACGTTGGGGCAGTTCAATTACAAGACGAATCCGAACGGGGATACTACCGTCACAGACAAATACAAATTTAACAACTTCTACGCTGGGGCTTGGAACAGCATGCCGATGCGGGAAAAAGCGCAGATGGCAATACGAGACCCCTACACCGCGCTACGTTCTTATGGAGAAACAATACTACCAGAAGGTACTGGTCGTGATGTGCGTGTACAACTACCCTCTTTGGATCAAATGCAGGCATCCCCAGAACCCTCTCAGGGAGACAAAGTACGCCAAGGTATACGCCGAGCGATGATCAAGCTGGGCATCAATACGGTGAACCGAGGAGACGCAGATGCCTCTCCCTAACACCAATGCGGCCTTCCCCAGCGCGGTCACACAGGGGATCAACCCTGTCGACACCACGCCTGCCATTCCCGGAGCGCTTACTGCTGCCCAAACGCGCGATCCGCAGAAGCTGAAAGCGCTTGCCGGACGCCTGATGGCGTCGTTCGAGCAGTACGAGAAGGACCGCAAGCTGTCCGAGCTGAAGTGGATGCGCAATCTGCGCCAATTCGTGGGTGAATACGACCCCGAAATCCAGCAAAAACTCGACAAAAACCGCTCGCAGGCGTACCCGCGGCTCACCCGGGTCAAGTGCATCAGCATGTTGTCGCGGCTGATGAACCTGATGTTCCCTTCCAGCGAGAAAAACTACACGATCGAGCCGTCTCCAGTCCCGAATTTGGAGAAAAAGGCACTGGACGAGGTGCTGCAGCAGGTGCAGCAAGCAGCGCAGCAGTCGCAGCAGCCGATTTCGACCGAAAACGTCGAAATTGCCATCCGCGAGCGTGCCCGGGTCGACGCCAAGAAGCTCGAAACCGAGCTGGAAGACCAACTGGCCGAAATTGGGGGTACACGTAACCTCCCCTACGTCGCTTTGTGCCGAAAAGTGGCATTGTCCGCGATTATGTACGGCGCGGGCGTGCTGAAAGGGCCGTTTGTACGCGAGCAGAAGCAGCGTACGTGGTCGATGACCGATGCCAGCTCGCTGATGACGCCGGATGGGGTCGAACAGCAGCCACAGCAGCTGCAATCGGCCGAAACGACGGTCTACCGGCCCCAATTCGAGTTCGTGCCGATCTGGGACTACTACCCGGACATGAGCGCGAAGTATCTGCACCAGATGGAAGGGCAGTTTCATCGCTTGATAATGAGTCGGCAGCAGGTGCGCGAGCTGGCCGACAATCCGCAATTCTTCGGGGAGGTGATCGAGAAGTATCTGACCGACCATCGCACGGGCAACTACAAGGAACGCACCTACGAGCGCGAGTTGCGTACGCTGGGCGTCAAGCTCAACGTCAACCCGAACGATGGGCGCAAGTACGAAATCTACGTCTACGACGGCTTCCTGCAGGGCAGCTGGCTGCGCGATGCCGGGGTGGAGCTGAACGAGAAGCAGACCAAGGACATGATCGAGGCGTCGGTGTGGGTGCTCGACGGCAACGTGATCCGGGCCGAACTCTCGCCGTGGGTCGAGCTGGAGCCGGAGGAGCGGGTCAAGCTGTATCACATCTTCGTGTTCGAGGAAGACGACTCGCAGTTAATGGGAAATTCTCTTCCTGACATCATTCGCGATTCGCAGATGGGTGTCTCCGCGGCGACGCGCATGCTGATGGACAACGCCAGCATCGTCTGTGGGCCGAACGTGGAGGTCAATGTCGATCTGCTGGAGCCGACACAGGACATGCAGGCCATCCAGCCGTACAAGATCTGGTACCGGGAAGGGCAGGGGGTGGACGCCCAGTACCCCGCGGTGCGCACGATCACGATCGAGTCGCACATCGACGAGCTGTCCAAGATCATCGAGATGTTCCGCGGCTTCGCGGACATGGAGACGTTCATCAACCCGCAGACGCAGGGCGATATGCAGAAGGGGCCGTCGGAGCCGTTCCGCACGGCCGCAGGCGCGTCGATGCTGCGCGGGGACATGGCGCTGCCGTTCAAGGACGTGGTGCGCAACTTCGACGTGTTCACCGTGTCGGTAATGAACGCGCTGCTGATCTTCAACCGGCACTTCAATCCGAAGCCGGAAGCGCGCGGGGATCACCAGATCATCGCAAGGGGGGCGTCGTCCCTGATCGCGAAGGAGGTGCGGGGGATGGCGTACGACCAGCTGGCGACGACGTTGCAGCCGGAGGAGAAGGTCTACATCGACTGGCACAAGCTGGTGAAGGATCGGCTGGCGGTGCGCGACATCGTGCCGTCGGACGTGCTGGTGACGGATGACGAAGCGCAGCGGCGGGCCGCGGCCGAGGCGCAGAAGCAGAGCGAGCAGGAGCAGCAGATGCGGGATCTGATGGCCGCGGAGGTACGCAAGCTGCTGGCCGACGCCACGAAGTCGTTGACGCAAGGCGACAAGAACGCCGTTGCGGGCGAAGTGGCAACCTACAACGCAATCCTGAATGGACTCGAACGTGGCATCCACCCCGACCAAGTTGACGCAGCGCGAGCAGCATCAGGAAATCCGGCAGGAGCTGTTCCTGCGCCGGGAGGAGCGGGGGGTGCAACTCCTGCAACTGCTGGCGTCGTACCACTTCGACAAGTGCAAGGAACTCCTCCTGCGGACGACGGCGGTGGAGGAGGTTTACCGCTTGCAGGGTGAGGGTAAAGCGTGGGAGACACTGCTAAAGACACTGTCAGAAGGACCAAGAGTACCTATTGACAGGGATAAAGCCGCGTAATATAAGGCGTACTCATGGACCCAAAACTTAGTAACAGCCCTGATGCTAACGCTCAGCGTGCTGCATACGACGAATTTTCCAAAGCGTTTACTGAGATCGAGGGTGAAGAAAAGCTCGCCGCCCCGCCCGCAGAACCCGCTGCCGAGCCTGTTGCGCCCGTTGCCGCGGCCGAGCCTGCTGCACAGCCTGCTGAACCTGCTGCGCCCGCAGAACCTGCGCCAGAGCCGGTA